AACAAAACCTCATTCTTCTTCACATCCACAGTCGGCGAAAGGTACGCCGTGCCCACAAAGTTTCTTCAACTTCCTGTGTTGATTTATGATGTTCATTTGAATATGGGCATAGTCATTGCAAGCTGCACAAATTGCCCAAAGACCATCATTGATCGGAATGAGAGTTTTAGCAGATGCTAAACAAAAATCACATTCACTCATTCTACTCCCTCCGGTAGAGCCGGTGACTCAACGCGATAAATTTCTCCGTAAGGTGTTCGAAGAATTTTCGCAGGTACATATCGCCACCCTTTCACTGTCTTAACTCGCCAGTACAATTTCGGTTCTGCTAGGTGCATGATACACCTGTGCATCACCAGTGATACATAAATATTTACCAATTCCATGGGTAGAAATCTGATACTTCATGCGATTCCCACCACGGTCGCTCACCAACCAAATGGTAACTAGGTGCAACCGAACCCATACTCCCCCTGGTGCCAGCACCATGATGAGCAGCTACTTCATACTGAGTAGCAGTTCCAACAACAGCCAATGTAAGCATTGCCAATGGTATAGCCGCAGATGATTGGGCAATCAACTGAAAACCTTTTGTGGCTGTTCGGAATTCATACATACCAGGATACATGTATTGATTCCAATAATAAACACCCACAGCCAACGCAGCCCAAATTCCGGTATTGCGTAAGGCTTCTCCACGATCTAAATGTTCAGTCCCTTCCATATAATCGTAAATTCCATATCCAAGAGACACAGGAAACATAATCGGTGAAAGAATAAACCGAATCATTTCACCAGGAGCGTCTTCGAGCTCGAAGGACGGCTTGAAAGGCATGTCAAACCTTTTTCCATTTACGACCTTTCTTTTTGCCGTTGGGATATTCCCACCGACCTCTTCCCTTCCCTTTCCGGGAATGGACCTTGCCCTTCTTCCACTTGGTTGCCATTAGCAAACCGCCCCCTGGGCCGTGGACATCATGGAGATAAAAGCACCCGTCTGCCAGAGAACGAACAGAGCGAGTGCAGTGAGTAATTGATTCTCTTTGACATAAGCGAGAATCTGGGCAGTTTTGGCCAGAGTGACCACATCCTTGACTGCAGTTGGCACATTAGTCATAGGATCACTGCCCCATAGGAACACTTGCAGTTCCTTTGTACATTCCTGGTGAAACATGCAACAGGATGTCTATCGCGGGCATAGCAGCGGTCGGTATAGCTCCACCGTTGATGTCAAAACCCTTGATCTCAATCTCGAGTAAACCGCATGGAGCAATAAATCCACCAATTCTTCCGTCTACTTCGGCGGAAGAAATAGCAGCATATCCCACAGTAAATGGGACATTCGCATTGGTTGCCCCACCTGGATACTCATCCAGGTCATATGGCGGTTCGTCATTTTCATCGATGATGATATCGGCAAGCTCAGGTTCCTGACTTCCGCTATCAGTGAGTAAATTGAAGAATGAAGTCCCAACGCCTGCAGGAACATTCGGCATCGGACTTTGAACCGTAGCACGGCTATCTTCATACGCCTGAGTCAGGCTCTTGATTGACGCAGTGTCTGCACCAATCAAACAAGTAGTGAATTCGTCCGCTGCCAGGGGGAGTCCTGTGGCAGGATTTACCTCATGCTGAGGCATAACGTAAGTGGAAATTTTCCACTCACCGGCCTTAACATCCACGCCGGCGCCATCCTTAACATCAAGTTGGCGGGCTTCTACTTGTTGTGCGGAAAGTCTGACTTTGAAGTCATGCCACTTTCCTGCTAGAGATGGATTGTCTTCAAGAACAAGTTCTTGCATCTGATGCCACAAAACCTCGCCCTTAACATGCGAGTTTTGGACAACCCATGTGTTACCAGCAGTTCGAACAGATAGTTCGAGGGTCGCCAATGCAGAAGCAGCGATTCCTCGCCAAATGAAAGTCAACCCCTGGTAAGCATACATACGGCCCTGAGAATATCCTCGTCGGTTGACTTTGGATAATTCTTTTGCCGTATCAATATACGATCTAGAATCCACGCCAGTTCCTCCACCAGCTGGTATCGTGAAGGCGAGATCCAATTGCGCAGGTTGCATAGATCGTGAGTGTCTTTTAGAGGAACGTCGTTTCGCCATAAGGTCCCGACTCCTAAAGAGACTCTAAATTCATTCCGGCCTTAATATGAGATATCCTCCCCGACCGAATGAATAACATCTACCACTACCATCCTCTTATTCACAGGCTGCTAGTCACCCACCGACAACGACATCACTTAGTCGCTCTCGTCGGTTGCTTCGGCCCTCACGTATGTGCGCGCGCGCGCGAGAGCCGGAGACGGATTTCCGCAATTATCGGGGCACCAAAATTCAATCATTTGGGGATCGCGGCGAGCACGTTTGCGACGCCAGGCGTAGCCCCGATGAGAAGATGACGGCGGTTCCACTGGAAGCCGACGGGTTTCACGTCGATAAATAGCACATACACAAAATCGACAACTCTCTTCGTTCGAACAAAAACAAAACCTCATTCTTCTTCACATCCACAGTCGGCGAAAGGTACGCCGTGCCCACAAAGTTTCTTCAACTTCCTGTGTTGATTTATGATGTTCATTTG